CGTCAAGTTGTTGTAGATTATTATGTTCAAATACTGTTTTAGGGGCCTTGCTGTGTATCATACCTATGACAAGACTGTTATGATTCTCGCTGTCACTGACAAAGTGTATGTTAGGAATAATCTTTGACAGTGCAATAAGTGTCCATTCGTTGGCCACATAGGCTGAACTGAATAGTAGAGATTTAGCTTTGTTATGTAAGGTGGCTAACTCGTGTTCTAAGGCCACGTGATAATGGCTAGTGCCACCAATGTTGCGAGTGCCACCGGATCCAGCACCTGTCATGTCCAGGGCAGTATGCATGGCATCTAACACAACTTTGTGCTGTCCCATGCCTAAGTAATCGTTTGAACACCAGTTTACAATATTCTTGATGTTATACGGGCCGTACCAAATAGCTTCTGGGAACTTGCCGCGTTCACGTAGGATATCATTGAACACACGGTATTTTCCGTTGTCCTTGAGTGTTTTAAGTAGGGTATTAAAGGGGGCTTTATTAATCATAGTAATGTTATTTACCCTGCTAAATATTGCATTAGGGAGTAACAATGGCAACAATTAACTATTTTGGTTTAACTAAAAAAGGCACGGTAACTGTAGCGATGACAGTTACTATAGATCAGTTGATCACCGCCATTGCTACAGACGAAGGATTGGCTACAGAACACTATACAGTTAGCAGCTTATTAGATCCCAGTAAAAGCAGCCTTACCTATGGTGATAGCTCTACAACACTAACACAACTAGGACTGATAGACGGCGGTACAGTCCTATGCACCACTAATCAAACAGGCTCAAAACAAGAAAGACAGTTACAGAAATTAGCCATAGCTGCTAAAACTAGAACCGTAGATGGTTACACCAGAGCAACACTAGACACTACACAACTACCAACCCTGTACAGCGGCAACGCAGTAGTAGACAATGCCAACTCTGGTGGTTTAGTCGTTGGCCGTCCTTGGACAGCCGTTGCATCAATTCGTGCTTTGTTAAGTGGTAGTGGACAGACTGCCTATGATGCCGCATCCAGTGACGCTTTCTTTGCTGTGAGTCAGACAGACTATAATGCTGTGGTTGCTGGAGTGACCAGTGTTAGTACTGTGGGACCCACGGACGCAGAGTTTGCCAGCACTGCAGGTGCTCCATTCAGTCCAAGTTATATTGTCACCTACCCCCAAGCTGCCGCCACAGTACCAGCCAGCAACTACATCTTGGGATTTAAAGCCGTTACCGGAACTTCTAATTCACAGTGGAGAATCTACGGTGGCCCTACATTTAAATCAACCAGTCCAGTTTACAGTCAGATATCAACCACAAGTCCTTCCACTGGAGCCGGTGCACCCGGTATAGGAACTTTTTACTACTTGAGAAAAGCACCTACTGTGCAGGCCGCTACTACCTACATAGGCATCCTTGGCACCCAAAATCTTGTTATGACCGCAGCCGGCACCTTCACTGGCGGCGGATATACTAATGCCCCATTTACCACTTGGTTCAATTGGACTACCAATATGCCAAAAGTACAGGTCATTATTACTCCAACGGCGGTGGTGTAATATGATCTACAGAAAATATATCAACATTGTAGAAGCAGCCAACAAGGGCTGTCCCATTGCCACATACGACATCGATGTCAACCTAAAGAATCGTCAGAAGGCCATAGATGCGTATCACTACGGTCCTGCCAATCCTGCCGAGCCAGAATCATATTGGAAGGACGCTGCCAAACGTTGGAACATCACAGAAAAGACTGCCAAGACCATGCTGTGCGGCAACTGTGCGGCTTTTGACGTGTCAGACAAGATGTGGTCATGTATTGAGGATGGCATCAAAGGTGATGAGAAAGAGGTTGATGCAATGGCAACTATACACAAGTCAGACTTGGGCTACTGCAACTTCCTGCATTTCAAATGTGCAGGCAGCAGATCGTGTACGGCCTTCGTAACAGGTGGTGCCATAGATAACAAGGATCGTACAGAATGAACATTAGAGAACTTATTGACATAGTGGAAGGCAAGTTCCGTAGCAAGGACATAGAAGAGTTTGTGCCCAAGAATGATGATCTCAACGATCTAAAGTCGCAGTACTTGCCAGACTGGGAAATGCTAGATCATCTAACCCTACAGGCCAAGTATGTGGCCAAAGATCACAGACACGCTCTAGAGTTTGTAGGGTTTATAAACAGGCTGTCAGAGAAGATGGATCACTTTGCAGAAGTCACACAAGATGTAGCAGAAGTCACTGTCAAAACTTCAACCTTTGATGTTAAAGGCTTAACTATATTAGATTTCAAACTGGCACTATATGTGGATCGCTACGCAGAAAAAAACAACATAGAACAGGTGCGTATGCAGGGCAACTTTGGCATGCACGAATCTGCATGTCCTAGCTGCGGAGGCCCAATAGTATTTGAAAATGAATTGGTAGAAGGCAAGAAAGATGCCTGCTACTACAAGGTGAAAAATCGTGTGAAAGTTTGGCCTAGTGCCTATGCGTCAGGACAGTTGGTGCAATGTCGCAAGGGCAAGGAATCAAAGAAGAAATGAGAGCACGTGAGTTCATCACTGAGAAGTGGACTAAAAAATACAAAAAGAGCATCAACTGCTCTAATCCCAAAGGCTTTTCACAAAAGGCACACTGTGCTGGCCGTAACAAAAACGAAGATATAGATGAGCCAGTAGAAGTTGTAGTGGAAGATCTACGTAAATGGTTCAAAGACAAGTGGGTTCGCTTTGGTCCAGACGGTAAGATCCGTGGTGACTGTGCCAGGGGTTCTGAAAAAGAAGGCAAGCCCAAATGCCTGCCCAAGAGCAAGGCACAGAGTCTAGGCAAGAAAGGTCGTGCCAAAGCTGCGGCTCGTAAACGCCGAGAAGATCCTGATGCTAACCGTTCAGGCAAGGCTATAAACGTAAAAACCAAGTAGGAGCGAACTATGACAGATGTTATAGAACCAGCAACAATCAACAAATATAAAAATCTAGGCTGTAGTTGTGGGTGTGGACAACACTGTGGTATTAGTTGCCTAACCGATGGCTGTGACTGTACAGAATGTACCTGCATAGATTGTCGTGAAAAACCTAGCTTATTCAACTATCGTCAGAAGAAAAAATAATGTTCAAGTTGAATCGCATTACCATGATGCCGACCCCCATCTGTAGTCGTATTGTGGACAACTTGACTGCTGATGACTTTCTTTATTATGACAAGGATGGATTTGAACTTAATCTAGCCGAGCAAAAGTATTATCGTGCTATGCGTCATCCTATTAACCATCCTATATTAAATCACACCTGTTGGCAAGAACCTTGGTTTAGTCTACAAGATGAACACCCAAGCCTACATTTAGATCACAGTATGTTCCTATGTCGTGCCAGTTATCAAGGTGCTGCTCGTGAGCAACTTAATCAGTTACGATCCTCTATACCACAGGCAGACTATCTATTAAAAACCAAACAAAAGTGGGGCTTTGATATTGCACTTGATGCACAGGCACCCGATGGTGATATGTTTGAAGTTTTACATATAGAATTTGATAGTTACGACTATGATGAGTTTAGAGATACTATGATGTATATTGAGTATTGTTTCTTCGTTATGGATTGGCAGTTAGCAGCACAGAGAGTGTGGAGTCAACGTGATCAATGGCAGCACCTAAAAGGATTTGATCAAAATCACTGGAAAGCCAACTATCTACTAGGATGGGACAAGGCTGAATACACTGAAAAATCAGTATAAATACTAGCAGTTAATTAACAAAGGTGCTTTATGAAAAAATTATTACTAGTATTACTATTTCCGTTTGCTGCATTAGCAAACCCCATCGACGATCAATGCCCACAATTTGTATTACGTGGTGCACCTGTCAGCACAAGATTACAACCTGGTACCACGCAGTATCTTTGTAAAACCAACTACGCCATACACTACAGATACGATACTAAAACAGCAGAATATGTAGTTGAGCATATCACATTGCCAACTATCACAGGTCCGGCTAAACGTAAAGACGACTTTCGACCCGATCCAGCTATACCAAAGCAACATCAATCACTCTTATCAGATTATACTGGATTTCCATTCGATCGTGGACATCTAAGTCCAGGTGCTAACAATAATCAAAATGATCAAATGATGAGTGAAAGTTTCTTCTTATCAAATATGGTCCCACAAGTACCTAATCATAATCGTGGTATTTGGAAACAATTAGAAACAGCAGTTCGCGGCTGGGTTAAAGAAGGCCGAGATATCTATGTAGTAAGTGGTACTATCTACGCTCCAGGTTACCAAACTATAGGTGCGGGTCGTGTAGGTATTCCTACTCATATGTGGAAGGTCATTGTTGATCGTAAAAATGCCAAAGCAATTGCATTCTTGTTCCCTAATGCTCCAATACCAGTTAAAGATTTACCTAAATATGCTACAAATATCTTTACTATCGAGCAACACACAGGCATCAACTTTATGCCACAATTACCCGAACAGTTAAAACATTTAGAAACTACTGCTCCTGATGTTGCAGAATGGGCAGGACTACAATAAATACTGATATGCAACCACAAACACTAAAACTATTTGCTGAATTCTGCGAGTCATTCCTGCCAGAAGCCAGTACCAGCATGGGTCTGATACAGAAACACGCAGGCGGTCAAGCAGTCATACAAAAACTGCATAAAGAATACAGACTAGCACACAATCAAGACTATAGACCTGTTGAAAAAATACAATGGTCAGAACTCAAAGACAGCTATCGTGGTGCTTGGGTAATCATACAAGGTACCAACGGCACAGGTGCTATCAAAGCCTCAGGCGGAAACACAGGCGATTACACAGCAGTGGCCAGCACAGGTGGCGAAACTCGTGTGGTCACAGACAGTCGCGGTGGCAACATCATAGACTTTCTTAAAGGCGAAATAGGTAAACTACAGAAATTTTATGTAGGAAAAAATGACACAGTAGTCAAAGATAAACAACAAAATCGTGCAGATGCCAAAGCAGGTTCTGAAACAGGAAAAATTGATAGAACAGTATTAATGAAAAAATTCAAACCCCTATGGGCCAAAGCCATCACAGCAGCCATAGCAGATATCAAAGGACATGTGGCCAATCAGATCAAAAATGATGCATTTGAAAAGGCCAAAAAGAAATTAGATCAAATAGAACAGTTACAGAACGGACTGGAAGCCATTGAATCAGGTTCCGGTGATGTGCCAGGATTTATTGAAACTGCTGTGGGCACAGCCATACTGATGGCCGCTGCTCATCACTATCCGGAACAAACCGGCGAGATCACAAAAAGCTACAGCAGAAGCTACAGTTCACAACAGCAAGAAGGGCCCGATCAGTTGTTGAAAGATATCGCAGCTGGTGACACAGCTAAACTGGGAACTATCTTATCATTCTTTAAAAGGACTTTGATTTCAGGATGAGACTCGATCAACTAGAACAATATCTCAAGCAGCGTAGGTCAGTGGTAGAAGCCAACGTAGCAGCAAAGATCAAAGATCCCAAGACTATTAAAATGTTAGGCATCGCCATGCGTCATGATGGCACACTGCCTAAATCATCTATCGCTAAACTAGGACCAAAACCCGACGATGAAAGTATACTAGCTCTATGGTCAACCATGCTGGACAAATCATTAAGCTCCACAGACTACGGTGACTTGTCAGCAGATGGCAAGTTTGACGAATGGCTCACTAGATTATACATTAATGGCGCTGCTGACTACGAAGATATCAACGGCGAAGGCGGTGATGCTCTAGGTGCATGGAAAGCATTGAGCACACGCGGTAAACTGAAACCTGTTCATCAAGACTTTAACAAATTCAAAGCCCTAAGACAGATACAACAGATAGTTCGAGATCGTGATTATCAAAGCGAACTACGCAAAATCAAAGATGCTGAAGTTATTGACAAACATAAACGTGAAAAGAAAGAAGTTACACTGGTTGACAATGAACGTTTCTTAATTGTAATGCCATTCAACTACGGAGCCTGTTATACATTTAACAATTCAAATGGATATCAAGCCAACTTCTGTACAGGATCTAGTTCGGGACTCACTTGGTTCCAACGCTATGCTCCAGACGGTCCTATCATATCAATCTTTGACAAAGAAAATCCTGATAACAAAGACGGCAAATGGCAGATGCACATGCCTACCAATCAACTGCAGAACGGTGATCAAGATCGCCGTGGTGACATGAGATGGAACGATGAAAGATTCGCAGAACTGTTTCCAGGACTAATGAAACAGATCGCAGATAGCATGACTGCCAACGCTGAAGAAATCAAAACTTCTAGTCAAGACATTGTAAATGGTGGATATGATGTTGCGGCAGCAGTGGCAGATATCAAGAAAAAAGCACCCTTGAGCTATGCTTCTAAAGTAGGCGATGAAGAAGAACCAGAAGCAGATCCAGCATCAGAAGTTAATCCTAATGATGGACCAGGCACATACATTGTAACACAGACAGCATCAGGCAGAACTGCTCGTATCGACGGTGAAAGCCGCACAGATATCATACAAAAATTAACCACACGCTATCCAGATAGTACTGAAGCAGATTATACTATCGAGAAAGCACAAGCATAAGAACACCCTACCTTAGGACGTTATCGTTACTATGGGGTTGCCCGGCTGCTGGGCAGAGCGTTATCGGAGTCGTGCCCGGGAATGGCGTTCTCAGTGAGCAATACTTGCAAAACTAAGAACATAAGAAAAGGGCCTCGAAAGGCCCTTTTTGTATGTAACGTACAACTCACTCATAAACCGCTATGCGGCATAATGTATTTCTTCATCCCTTCGCAGGGAATATAATATAATTACTTCTTCGCACCTGTGTTAACAAATGCATACATCTTTTCTGCTGTTTCTAGTACTTTATCAAGCCCTGGAAACTCAGGCATGCTGTCCGTTGTAACGATCTGCCCAGTTTTTTCATCACGGGTAGCTGTCATTTCCCATCCTTGGAACTTTGAGTGGAACTCATCGCTGACTAGGCCCTTGGCCATATCTAGGATGTCTGTGCGGATTTCATATCCGTTCTTGTTGAATTTAACTTCTGGTAGTTTTTGATTAGACATAATTTTTTCCTTTGTGTGTGTATGTTTTCTTAGACAACAACCTTGCTGTCTAAGTATTATTATATATCTTTTTTGTTAAAAAATCAACAATTATTCTGGCGGGGTTAACCGAAATTATTTTCTAGCGATATCTTGTGCTTCGCGGTACTTGCCGTTATGAGCTAAATGTGTCTCCTGTGTGTATCAGTATATACTGACTCAGTAAAAGAGCCACTTAGTGGCTCTCTTAGAAGGTACAACCTAGAATTACTGTATTACTTGTTTTTCCAGATTGAGTAAAGTACCCATACTGCTACCAGTCCAACTACCCCTTCTGCTCCTAGTCCTTTAACAATAGCTGTTACAGAACCAATCACATCCACGACTGGTAAAAATGGGATCGCTGCCCCTTTAAATAATACCTGTAGAACGATCAATAGTGCTAACACGCTGACACCTAGATCTGCTAGAGCTGACGCCCATTTTTTAATTAAAGCTAATACTTCCATTTTAAGACCTCCCTTGTTGCTAACAAATTTCCGTTAGTGATTTATTTAGAATGAATGTATAATATAACAGAGCAAATGGCAGTATTTTGCAGCGTTTTTCAGTTAAGTTAGCAGTAAATACCATAATATTAGTATTTCTGGTATGATTGCGATTGGATTAAATACATGATAGGAAAGGTATATGAAACTTAGAACGAGATCAATACTGCAGGAATTAAATGAGCTGGCAGAAGTCCGCAACAAAGATGACCTCTTTGAAAGCCGGGCCGTCAACATCATCAATTCCGCTATCAATCTACTAGAAACTCTACACAAACACTATGATGCTGAATCGGCAGATGAGTTAGAACGCAGATTCTTAAATGCCATACGTGGACAAGACACAGCAAAATTTACTCGCGGCATTAAAAAGATCGTAGAAACTCGCAAGGCTAACAAAAAGATATTGGAATCTAAAGACAATGACTAAGGCATTATTAGAGGGCGGCAACGTATTCAAAGACGCAGACAAGCAGCCCCTAACTCGTAGAATACAGCGTGACGAAATCACAGGAACTATCGGGTTCTTAGAAAAGAGCACAGGTGTGGATTTTAGCCTTGACAAAGACGAAGAGGGTGTGCCCATTAAATGGTTAGGCACTACTGGACGTAAAGCTGACAGTGGCGATCTAGACCTATCCGTTGATGCTCGTGAACTAGACAAAAAAGAATTTGCACAGAAACTGATCTCGATATTTGGCAAAGACGCAGTTAAGTTAAGTGGTGACAACGTACACTTAAAAACTCCTATCAATGGAGATCCTGCCAATGGATTTGCCCAAACAGATTTCATGTTTAGCGTTAATCCCAAGTTCCAACAGGGATCAATGATAGGCAGTGGACCAGACAGTCCTTACCGTGGCGAACATCGTCATATAGTGCTAAGTTCGATTGCTCGTGCTAGAGGCATGAAGTATTCACCTAAGAGCGGACTAGTTGATCCAGAATCCAACGAACCCTTGCCCAACGGCGATGATTGGAACACAATAGCCAAACAGTTGCTGGGGCAAACTGCCACAGTCAAAGACATTCGCTCTGTTGAAGCTATCATTAATTACATCAAAAAGTTGCCCAACTATGAAGAACTGATTTCAGCTGCTCAAGAAACACTTGGCCTGTCAGGAATCGAACTTCCCAAGAAAGAAGCGGTAGAAAGCTACCAACCCGGTACCATAGGTTGGATGCGCCAAATGATTGATATCGTACGATGAGAGCTTGGGAACTATTAGTTGAAGCAGAACCCCCTGTACCTAAGAAAGTAGGTCGTGAGTTCAATCACCTAGAAGATCTAGTTTTTACAGAACCCAACGGTGCTGTCAAAGCAATAGAAATATTAAAAAGTCTTTCTAAACCAGAAACCAGTATCACTATCAAGTGGGACGGCAATCCCACTGTGTATTGGGGACGTGACGAAGATGGCACATTCCGTATGGTGGGTAAAAACAATTGGGGACGTGAAGAAGGCAAGAGCAGTTCTCCAGAAGATCTCAAACAGTTTATCATGAGCCGTGGCAAGGGCGAAGAATGGCGTGAGAAGTTTGCTGGAGATATGGCAGCATTGTGGCCCGTGTTTGAACGAGCCACTCCCAAAGACTTCCGCGGCTACGTATATGGAGACATACTATTTCATCCAGGCAAACCTTATCAAGGGGCTGATGGTAGAATCTCATTCACTCCCAATCAAACCACTTATGCAGTGTTGGGCAACAGCGATGTAGGACGCAGTTTGATCAAGGCCAAGATAGCTGTGGCTGCACACAAACAGTTTGGATACTTTGGCGACAAGACTGGAGAAGATTTTGACAACCCAGAAATATTTGCCAGCAATCCAGAATTGAAAGTATTTGGGCTAACCACAGTCAGTACACGTTCCGCTGTGAGTGCAGATAACCTTGGTAGAATACAGGTCTTGGCTAAAAATCAACAGGCCATTAATAACTTGTTGGCACCTGTTGCAGGCATGGGATACTTACAAAATGAAATCTATACTTTTGTCAATACACAAAGCAAGGCCAAGCAATTAAACAACATCAACACTGATGCATTTATGGCATTTGTAGGCAAAACTCCCGCCAAAGCTGCCAAGATAGCTGCACACAGTGAAAACCATCCAGGAGTGATGGACACTATGTTTGCCTTGGTTAAAGAAATCATGGCAGCCAAAGATGAAGTGATTCGCGAACTAGATAGTGCTGAGGGTGACATCACAGCAACCACAGGCGGCAAACCCGGCGGTGAAGGCTATGTAGCAGGTGGTTCAAAACTAGTTCCTAGAGATCGTTGGACACCATTCAGAGCTGATTAACGCTCAAAACCCCCGATTTTTCCTCCAAAATATAAATACTATGCCGATCCCGGAGCGGGATCATTGATATAAGGAGAAATTAATCATGGCAGATCTATTAACAGTAGCACAAACGTATGACAACGCTGGTGTAGAAATCACAGCATCTCGTGCAGCAGCAAACAAAAAAGTTAAAGCTGGACAAGGTATTGCAGGACGCACACGTATTATCAATCTTGCAAAAAGCAACATGACACAAGCAGAACTAGATGCAGCAATTCTGTATCTTCAAACAGGTGAAACGTCAGGTACCGACGACGCACACACAGTTGTGGGTGTTTCTTGCCTAACAGAATCAGGTGTATTCACACCAGGAACAACTGACGATGTGCAAGTTGCAATCCAAGGTACAGGTGCATTTACAGCTGGTTCTAACTTTGGTGTTGGAGCAACTGGTGTAACATCATCACTATTAGCTGACTTCGCTGGTTTACAAGCGTAAGTTTAGTTTTATCAAGCTAGAGAAAAGGGCGGAATTTATTTCCGCTCTTTTTTTATCTGCGTAAATAACTGCATGGCACGATATCAAATAATAACACTGGTAGACATCACTAGAACCAATCCTAGTAGATCTGAAACAGACAAAACAAAATTAGGTCAACAGGCCAATTTCAACAGTCTGCTGCAGGCCATAGGACTTAGGGCTAACGTCACGTGGGAACAGGATCCCGAAATGAAAGATGGTAGATTACCGCATCCAAGAACAGGCAAAGCCAATCATTGGACATGGGAATTTGATACAGAAAGAGATCTATTGTTCTACAAAGATGATTTGGATCCCGTGGGACTGTTAGTTGACGATCTACATGGAGTTCCTATCATAGATCAGCTAAATAACACAGCAGACATTTATCCTGCAATATTCGCAACCAGGGGTGAAAACACAAATACCTGGATATACGAATTACGCGAAGTTGGATAAATACATACTACAAAG